AGGACACACCCGGCGAGGTCGTATCGGGTGTTGCACTGCGCCGTAGACAGGCCTTATCGGATATCAGCCATTTCCAGTTCTACGACAATCAGACCATGTTTATCAGCCATATTGGCGAGATCTTGCTCGACCTCTTCCCGTACTACTACAGCGAGGAGCGCATGCAGCGCATCATCGGGGAGGACGGGACGCCGCAGATGGTCGCCATCAACTCACCCCAAGTGAACGATCAGGGCGTGACCGAGATCAAGCACGACATGAGCGTGGGCCGCTATGACGTGGTGATGGACACGGGCCCTGGGTATGAGACCAAGCGCCAGGAGGGCGCGGAGAACATGCTTGACCTCCTTAAGACACCTTTGGCTGAGCCTATCGCCAAGACAGGAGCGGATTTGGTTGTTCGTAATATGGACTTTGCTGGTGCTGATGACCTTGCGGATCGTCTCATGCCGCTTAACTCCCAGGGGATGTCTAAGGCCATGGAGAACTTGCCTCACAGTGCTAAGGGTATTGTTCAGGCGCTGATGATCCAGAGCCAGGAGCAGCAAAAGATGATCCAGCAGCTGCAAATGGAGCTTAAGTACAAGTCCTCCATCGAGCAGGGCTGGATGCAGGTCGAGCGCGAGAAGGCCTTGGGGAGCAATGTCACCAAGGTGCACGACACCGAGAAGCGTAGTCAGACGGCGCTGGACGTGGCAGAACTCAAGGCGGGTGCCGATATCATCGATAGCCGTCAGTCAGACCGGCACGAGAAGGGCATGGCCGAGCGGGAAATGGCGCATGCCGAGCACATGGGCGAGGCTGAGCGGGAGCACGCCTCGGAAGAAGGGGATAAGGATCGTAAGGCGGCTAAGGCAAAACCTGCGAATGGAGCATCAAAATAATGGCTAAGGTCGTTACCTCGGACGGGGGTGTGCAGAGTACGGAAGTCATTGTCGATAAGAAGCGGCCAGCGCGGGAGGCTGCAGCGCCGTTGGAGGTGCAGAAACAGGCTCCCGTGGCCGAGATAGGGGAAACGAATGCTAAACCAGACCCAAGCTCTCAAGGTGCTAAACCAAATGGTGAGGCGTTGGCAGATCCCAACGAGGGCCTCGATCAAGAGGATATCGTCGAACTGGCGAAAGCGGAGGCCGAAAAAGAGCGAAAGCGTATTGGTAAGTACGTTGCTCGCCTCCGCGCTCAAGAAGCTCTCGCCACGACCAAAGCTCAGGAAGCGGCCGACAGTGAGCGCTTTGCCGAACAGCTCTTTAACGAGCGCGAGCTTGAGCGCAAGCAGCGTCTCGCGGTCGAGGAAGAACTCAAAGCGCTCAAGGCTAAAACGACACCGGCAGCGCCAGAGCTAAAGGAACCGCAGCCCGAAGACCCCAAGTACAAGAATGATAAGGGCGAGTTCGACTGGCTCAAGTTCAGTGACGATAGGGCCGACTACAAGGTCAAAAAGGCCCTGGCCGATGACCGTAAAGAGCAGCAACAGGCCCAAGAGACGGTGCGGCTGGAGGCTGCCAAGATCGAGCGGCAGAAAAAGGTGGATGCGGCGATTAAGAAGAATCCCGATTGGACCGAGGTCGTCACGAAATCCCCTCTCATGCTGCAGCAGTCGGTCCTTGACTACATCGATTTGTCGGATTATGGTACGGACATCGCGTATTTCCTGGCTAAAAACCCGGAAGTCGCAGGCAGAATAGGGAAACTGCACCCGATCAAAGCAGTGGCAGAAGTTAGGGATCTCGAGCTAAGTCTTACGAAGCCACCAGAAAAGGCTGCACCCCCAGCAGTCGCGCCTTCGCAAGCGGCAGAACGGCAGGGAGCCCCGGCTCCGATCACTCCAATTGCTGCATCTGGCGCGAATCCTCCTCCAATCGATCCCGCCAAGATGGACTTTAAGCAATTGCGCGCTTTCGAGCGCGAGCGTGCGAGGGAAATGCGCCGCCGATGATCTGACCGAAAGCTCCTTGGGTTTTCACCCAACTTCTGGAGCTTTCAGTGGCCAATCAGCTACTCACGATGTCTTACATCACCAATGAATCATTGGTGGTGCTAGAGAACGAACTCGTCATTGCCAATCGCGTCGAGCGTCAGTACTCGAGCGAATTCGCCCAAACTGGCGCCAAAATAGGCAATACCTGTAACCTCCGCCGCCCGCCCCGCTACAAGGGCACGTATGGGCCACCGCTCAACGTCGAGGACACGAACGAGACCTATATTCCGGTCTCCTTGAACTACCAGTTCCACGTGGACATTCAGTTCACGACCCAGGATCTGGCTCTGTCCATGGACATGTTCAAGAAACGGGTGCTGAAGCCGCAGATAGCGACCGTCGCCAATCGCATCGATTCGGACTGTGCGCAGTATTACTATCTGAATACCGCCGCGCAGCTGGGCACCTTTGGGGTCAGCCCGAATAGCTTGAAGATCTTCACCGATGCCCGCGCGTACCTTGCGAATGAGTCGTGTCCGCGTGAGGGTGAGAAGAATGCGGTGCTGGATCCGACCTCCATGAGCTCCATGGTGGCGACGGTGCAGGGTCTCTTTAACCCGCAAGCTAAGATCGGGGACTACATCGAGACGGGCATGATTGCCCGCGAGTTCGCAGGCCTTGATTGGTGGGAGGACCAGAACATACCGGTCTTTACCACAGGCGCTCAGGGCGGCACGCCGGTTCTCTCAACCCCTGTTGCCGGCACGGCTTTCCTGACATCCGGCTGGGCACAATCAGGCACCGTGAGCACCACTGGCTGGACGGCCTCGACCGCCGTCGTTTCGGTCGGTGACATTATCCAGTTTGCCGGTGTCTATCCGGTCAACCCGCAGAACCGCAATCAGTACGGCAAGACACTCCGTCAATTCGTGGTGCTACCGCCCGGTGGCTTCACGGTCCCGCCGAACGGTGCGGCATCGACCACTCTCACCTATGCGGCGGCGAGTCTCGCGAACGGTACTTTCAACCCGACTACAGGTCTTTATACCTCTGGATCAGGTGCCGGTGCCCTGACCTTGACCATTGGCGATTGCTGCATCTCCGGGGGCCAGTTCCAGAATGTGACGGCAGCTCCTGCCTCGGCCGCAGTGATCACGGTCAACGGCGGGTCGGGTTATGCCTCCCTCGTGAGCCCGCAGTCTCTCGTGTTCCACAAGTACGCCTATGCGCTTGCCTTTGCTGACTTGCCGCTCCCGCGCGGTGTGGAATTCGCGGCCCGCGCTTATGACGATGAGGATGTCGGTATGAGCATTCGTGTTGTGTCGCAATACACAATAAATAATGACAGCGAGCCTACCCGGGCCGATGTCTTGTACGGACCCGCAAGCTTGTACCGAACGCTTGGCCTGCGTGTGGCTGGTTAAGGAGTAATGACATGCCCTCAGTAAATCCTGGTCCGGCTTCCACCTCCACCACTTCGGCCACCAATGTCCTGGCTCCGGCGAGTCAGCCGAACCTCGGAAACCTGTATCAAGGCTCTAACGCCATTCGTTTGCTCGCTTTCCAGAAAGCAGTGCCGATTAACGCAACGGGTGATACCGCCTTTTTGCCGCTGATCAATACTCAGGCGTTTGCTTTCCTGCCTTCGGCGAGTTCGATCATCCTGGCAAATCCCGGTGCCTATGTGAACGGCGTATTTACGCCGGGTACATCGGTCGCCTGCATCTTTACGCTCTATTCCGGTCCAAATGCGACTGGGACGACGCTTACGGCGGCTACTACTTCGACCATGACTGGGGCCACAGCGGCTCTCTCGGTTCAACTTGTAGCCTCTGCGGCTACGGCACAAGCCTATTTGCTGGCATCCAACTGGGGTGTAGGGCAGGTCAACGGCCAGGGCGGCGCAGCTTCGTACGGAATCTACGTACATGTCACGACTGCTTCGGCTGCAACGGCGACCCAGATGGATATGTACATTTATGGGTTAGATCTGACGTAACGCACGCCTAGTCCCCTGGGCATAACTGGGGCGCTACGATGCGCCCCGTTTTTTGAAGGAGTCGATATGCCTCTTGGCTATCAAGTCATCACCTACGGCAACGTCCAGAGCACTTTCGTCCTTCAGGTCAAAGCGGGCACGATTGGCGCCATTACTTTGAGTCAGACGGGCTCTACGACGATCAATGTTCCAGGGCTCCTCACGACTGATCAGATCTCGGCCGTGGTGAAGCCCACCTATCAAGCGGGGCTCGCTGTGACGGGAGGCGCTTGTTTGACGAATGGCGTTCTCACTATCTATTACGTGAATGCCTCTGTCGCCAATATCACCCCCACGGCGAGTGAGCTCTACATTATCGAGATCAATCGGTACTTGGACGCATTGCCTAATTCGATACAGTAATGGCGCGATCCGCTCATCTCACCACGACCACGAGCGCTGTAGCCGCTACTCTTCTCGCGGGCGGTTCGGCTTCGACGTTTTATGGAATCGTTGCAACCAATGTTGGTAACGTCGTCACCTATTACGTGAAGCTCTATTGGGAAGGGACGGGTGTTGCTCCGTCAAGAGGCGCACAAACAACCACGGTACCTGCAGCCGGAACGGCCATACCCCATCTAACCATTCCCGTGCAATATGGATCGGCTACGACGACCAACGGGATAGTGTGGCTATCGACTGTGCCGCTCAATAATGGGGGCCGTATTTGGTACTGGATCTCGACCCTTGCGGCCGATACGGATACGACGGTTTTGGCGACGGCCGGCGATGTTGTCACACTGATTTATGACTGAGGATGTATGCCAGGACCCCTTCGAACAGATACGGACAATGCGGTATTAGAAATACTGGTCCCGATAAGGGCACGCCAAAAGGTGTGCGCTATGAACAAATGACGGCTTTGTTGGTTAAAGCCATTCAGGATCAACAGCATGAAATCGATAGTCTCAAGCGGGAACTGCATCAAAGGAGGCATTGATGGGTGCAGTCACTTCTTCAGGCCTCGACCTGATCACAGGAGCGCTTCGTAATCTCGGAGTACAGGCGGCCGGTGAGCCTGTCGATGCCAGCGATGCCGGGGATGCGCTACAGACGTTAAACGATCTCCTCGAATCGCTCTCGACCGACAAGGACTTCGTGTATTCGACCAATTATAACAAGTTGGCCTGGACGCCGGGTCAGTACGATTATACGATCGGTAACCCGGTTCAGGGAACATTTAACGGCACTTTGACCCAAGGAACGCCGTTCATCACCGGTGTGACTTCGACGCTTACTCTGACGACCGGTCTGAATTCAGCCGGTGTAGTCGTGGGCGGCACATTAACTGATACGGGGGGACTGATACCGGCAGGTACCACGCTTCTGCCGACGACGCTTGCGACGGGCAATTTGACGATGAGCGCCAATGCAACCGGCTCTGTATCCACTGATCTGATCACCTATACAGCCCCTGGCAATTTCGCCATTGCAAGGCCATTGCGGATCAGGCCCGGCTATACCCGAATCACGGCTTCCGGTAATACCGGGGTTGATTATTCGTTCGACATCTCGAGCTTCGATGACTATAACGAGATTGGCTACAAAGGAGTGCCTGGGCCATGGCCGTATCTTGTGTGCCTGAAGCCGGACTTTCCTTTGGCCCATATCTTTGTGTACCCGAACCCACAGCAGGCTGGCGAAGTGCATTTCTTTACCGATGTGATCTTGGCCGATCTTACTTCGACCACGAGCACTTTCTCGCTACCGCAAGGCTATTCGCGAGCTATCAAGAAGCTCCTTGCCATCGAGCTAGCTCCCGAATACGGCAAGCAGCCGAGTCCTGAGTTGCTGCGTCAGGCATGGGAGTCACGTCAGTTCATCAAGGCGATGAATGCGAGCCCCGTCAAGAAGCTGCGGTTTGATAGTGCGCTGATGGCAGGCAATGGCAAGGATGCGAGCTTCATCATGCACGGTGGATTTGGGAGCAATCTGTGAATGGCGCTCCTAGTCATCAATGTGGGCACGAGAGATATGGACGCGACGGGAGATCCCATTCAGCTGGGATTTACCAAGACCAATGAGAATTTCGTATCTTTATTCGCGGGTACCGGTGTGACGCCGCTGCTTGTCAATACATCGATTACCAATAACATGCAGGGCGATGATGCCTATGTGGCATTCGGCAAGATCAATGCGAATTTCGCCTATCTTTTCTCACTTCCCAGCTATGCCGGCGGCATTCAACAGGTAATCAATATTGGTTCAGGACCCTATAACGGCATCATCGGATTGGCTGATCCCGGGGTGCTTGCTTGGATCAAGATCAATGAGAATTTTGCTTATTTGGCAAGTCCTGCCAACTATATATTACTTGATCAGAACAATAATCCGTTTCTATATGCTTACAACTCTCAACCGTATACGACGCAGTAATGCCCACACTCAATAATGTGCCGCAGAGCTCTGCTCTATCAACCGATACGGTGCTTGCCAATCGCGGCGGCGTATTCGGCGGTGCTGTTGGGGTGGATTACATGCTTCCGGTTTCGAGTTTATTGGCCTTAGCGCAGGCCGGTAATTTGATTTCAGCCACTTTAAGTGGTGGTTCAGTCGATTGGGGTGTTTCGCCGCCCGCGGGATACATTGCCAATTTGACCAATCAAATCCAAATAACGCCTTCTGTCAATTCGACGCTGGTCGGCCTTCTTGCAGCAACGCAGAGTGGATTTCCGGTGCTCATCATTAATTTATCGGCTGCCAATTATGTGGAGTTTTCTCACAAGAGTGCATCGAGTGCGAGCAATCAATTCAATTGTCCTAGCGGGATGCCGGTCGCTCTTGCTCCATTTGGAGCTGCGACAGTATTTTGGCTTCCGACTTTAGGGTGGTTCTTCTCATGATGAAACGATCATTGTGGCTACTGATATTTTTCTCTAGCCTTTCAGTGGCGCAGGTGCAGCCGTTGATCCCGGCAGGCACCATTCTCGGCAATTCATCCGCTTCCATTGCGGTGCCTGGAGTGCTGTATGCATTACCGTTCTCGACATCGAACGACGCCTTCATCGTATGTGCGACCAATATAGGTCCGTATACTTGCGGCAATGTCAATATCGCCTCGCCGGGTAGCTTTTACGATGATGTCAACCTGACTAATCCTGGGAGTACTGTTTTATTGCTGACAGCTCAAACAATCGGGGCCCAGAACGGTCCTTGGGTCTGGAACGGTTCAGGCGTTGCGATGACGCGTCCCAATTGGTATTCATCGGGATCAACCACTCAAGCCACCTATAACACAACGATTTTTGTTTCTTTCGGATATACCTACCAGGGGACCACCTGGTATCTCAATACGCCAAATAATATCACCGTCGATACCACTGCGACGACGTGGTATCAGGTGTTACCTTATGTGACCGCCTTTAATGGCGGTGTGGACGCTAGATCTTTGAGCGCGCGTGCATCCGATGTCGCCAACGTGCTCGACTTCGGCACCTGGAGCGGCACGCTCAGAAAGAACTTCGGCAACAGCGGGGTCGTCGGCGTCACCTGCGTCCAGGGCTCGACCTCGGTCACTATCTCGAGTGTCGCAGTCCCGGCGAGCTATAACGGCGCGAATATTGAGTTGCCGGGGTGCGGTAATCCGGGCGCATCGAATGGCACAAACCCGGGTGCT